AGGTTGGGAATATACAAAAACTTTTAATGCTGGAAAAGAAGTTCAACATAGTAGTAATGCTAGAACATATACGCAAGTAGGTTATGCTTCTGGCTATTTTTTAGATGGATTAAAAATTAGTCCGTCTGGTATCGGTTTGTACACGCCAAGTTTTCCTGGTCATACTAATCCAATAGGTACAAATAATTATGAACCCTGGATTGATACAATACATACTAGGGATGCTAATATTCCTTTCATGATTAGTGATTTCTATTCGCCAAGTCATGTGATTGATGAAGCTACTTTATTACCTATTTTGAAAACTTATTTTGAAAATAATTATTATAATACTATTTTCACTTTTCCGCTAATATTAGATTTTGCTGATCCTTTTGGTTATAATTTAGTTTCAAATTGTCCTCTTATACGAGTTGAAATTATCTCTCTTACTAATAGTACTCTTGCATATTATGGAATATATCAAGTTAATCGACAAGAACTTATTGGATGGGCAATATATCTAGGAGTAGCTTTTGGTTATGGTATTCATGAAACTTCTTATAAATCATTAAGAACTGTTGATACAGCAATTTCTCCCGCAGTAGTTTCTACAGCAACTGCTGATCAGGATTGTTTAGATTGGTGTAACTATTTAACTTATAATCCAAATACTAGATTTCCGTATGCTACAGGTGCTCAAACAATTCCATTAACAGTTCCTCCATCAGTATCTACGTTACCTCCTTATGCATCTTATACATATCCTGGAGCTACTTTTCTGTTACAAAATGGTTCAGCTGGACCCGCTTATCCAACTATGGTAGGATCACTTGTATATGATACACATCTACAAAAATGGGGTAAACAAAAAAATTCTTTTTATACATTATTGGATTATACTCCTGTTAACAGTACCGTTGAAAAGACTGTGTCATTCACAAACGTGGGAATGGATGCAGGTATTATCACAACGGATGGTAAAGTAAAACTTTTTGGTACTAACTGTGCTACAAGTTTTATTAGATATGGAAAATTCGGTTTTAATAGACAAGGATTTTCAAATATTGAAGAAATTTGTCTTAATTTTAAAGAACCATTTACTGGAAGTATTGATGTAGAATGTTCAATTGATGGAAGAAATCTTCAAGCTTCTTTACTTCAAAGTGAGAGTTTTTCAGGTGAAGGATATTGTAGAGTATATCCTAGTTATGCTGGAAGATGGTATACAGTATCCATTAAAGGAATTTTCGATATTCGTTCAATGTACGTAACTGGCAACAATGCTGGATGGAGATGATAAAATGGCTGGATGGTCGCAAAGTGATGGTAGTAAAGATAATATTACTCAGACTATAAGTCCTATTACTACAAGTGGTACAGCAGCAGGACAAAGTAATGAGTTTGAAGCAACTTCTCTTTTTGAAAATAAGGATTTAGATACTTTACGAAATTTAATTTCAACTTTAACAAGTTCTTATAAAACTCAAGCAGCACAAAAACAATCTGGACAACAAGCTTTAACTGCTCTTATTCAAAATTTAATGTCTCCTTATAGTAAAACAAATGCTATGGAAGATGCTAAAGGACTAATGGCACTTAATGTTCAAAATGCTTTAGAAAAAGGAACACCTGCAATTGCTAGAAGTATTGAGAGTGCTGGAACCTCAGCATCTTCAATGCAGGCATTGTTATCTCAAAAACTGGCAACTGATTCTGCTCTTTCAGCTAGTGCATTAGGAGCAAATCAAGCTATTCAGTATGGTAATATTCTAGCAAATTTAGCCGCACTTTTACAGAAAAATAACGCTGATACACAAGATACTCAAACCTTAGGTGGTTTAATTAACGCTTTACAAATTCTAAAAGGTGGAGTCAGTACTTCTTCTAAGAGTGGTTCTACTTCTTCTACTTCTAATAAAACACAAGGTGAATATAGTATCAATAGATCAGTTGGAGATACTAATAATGCTAGTCCGTTTACTATCGTTAGTGGTTCATCTCGTGCTACTGGTAATACTCTTCTCGATTTGGCAGCACAATATGGTTATGCTGGGGATCTTAGAGGATCTAGTTATTCCACGTCTGGACAAAGTATCTACGATTATACTCAAAGCAATGATACTTTAGGAGAATGGTAAGATGGATTATTCATCAGGATTTAATTTTGAAGATATGCTTAATCAATCTTCAGGATATAGAAATTTACCTAATTTTAATACTCCAGAAGAAGATGCTTTGCTGACTAGAAATTTGCCTTTAGATCCTAATGAACCTAATGTATTACAATTACTTAGTACTGTAAATCCTAATGGAAAATTTGCTATCAGTAGTCAAGAAGATCTAGATGCAATGCTTTTATCGCCAGAAAAACCTTCTGGTAAAATGGATATTAGAGATTATGCTAGTAAAAATATTAGAGATCATACTAAAGAGATGCCATTAAAAAAGGATGCTGCTACTATTGCTAGAGTTAATAAAGAATATCCAGAATTTACCGCATCAGTAGATAAGAATGGCCAACTTAATTTAGTAGGAGTTGGTCCTTCTCCTTCTTCTCCTTCTTCTTCTAAAGAACAAATAAATAAAGATTTTAATCTTGCCGATAGAATGGCAGCTATTGATCAAGAAAAAGATCCACTTAAGAAACAAGCAATGCTTACAGAATTTCAAGGAGAGGTTACAGAATATCAAACTAAAGAACTTATGAAGTTTCGCAGTATTGCAGATCAACAATTAGGAATTCAACAACTTAAACAACAATTATTGCAATCTGAACAGGTAGATCGTAATCATAAAGATTATTTCAAACATCCATATGATAGTAATGAAACAATGGCATTAAGGCAGCAATTAGCACAATTTGAATCCATTGCTGAAAAACGAACTCAGAACATTGCAATGATGGATCCCCAATTTGCAAAAACTGCACAAATTACTACTTCTTTCTTAAAGAATCAAGAATTTTTAATGAAGAAACAAGAATCAATGGATCTTCAGAGTACTGAGTATGATAGAAGAAAACAAGTAGTTGAAGACGAAAAAATTGCTGCCTTAACGGATAATCTCACTCCTCAAAATTATGATTATCTTCGTACAATGTTTGGTGATCTGCCTAATGAGGAATTGCAGAAAAAAGCTTTTGCTTCTTATAAAGCTAATCCCGCAGAAAGTAGAATGCTTCTTAATCCTGGAAATACCGAAGGTAGTTATTTAGTTATGGCTATTCAAGGAATCCCTGGAGCTAAAAATTATATTCTTAAAAAACAGATGGCTGCAGGTTTATCTGAAAGAGAAGCATCTCAAGATGTTGAAAATATGCGAGCATTAGTAGCTGATCCTTTGCGATTAGCGAAAGAGTTAGAGAAATTTGCTAGAACAGATGCAGAAAGAGCAGAAGTTGCAAGTCTTAAAATGCAAGCAGTAAATCCTCCCAAGGATAAAGAAACTAGAGCACAACAATTTGCAACACATGTCGGAGCAGCTATTGGAGTCATTGCTAGAAAACGTCAAGATCTTTTATATAAAGATGTACGTTCGTGGAAAGTGGGATTACAAAATCTTCCTGACACAGCTGATTTATTAGGTAAAGGTGATCAACCAATTTCTTTACAAGATTTCCTTACTGCATATCTTAGAACTGGTTCTATAGAACAGAGAACAGAAAAAGCGGCTGCTGTTAAGAAAATTTATTTACAAAATATTGCTCAAGCAAATAAGGGAATTTACGCAATTCAAGACGATGAAGCATTAGCAGCAAGGAAATTTGATGCTTTAGTTGCAGCTGATTCGCTTTTTGAAACTAATACTTTCCGTAATTATTCAGGTTATTTTAGATAAACGAAGGATATCAATAAAATATGGAACAAGATTATTCCGATGTTATGTCTCTTAAATTAAATAATGAGACTTCTGTAGTAGAGCATATCTTAGGTGCGCCTGCTGCAGCTCTTGTTGATATGGGAACAACTATGTGGAATAGTCTTGTTCCTGAACGATATGAAGTTGATACATATGATTTCTTAGCGGGGATCAATGAAAATTTAGCTTCTATCTATAATCAAGATAGAGATGCTGTAAAAACTATGTCATTTCTTGGAGGTATATTTATTCCTCAAGGTATTGCTTTGAAAGGAATGAATTATCTTAGAAGTGGGATGAAAGGTGCTAACTGGTTTTCAAAAGCTGGAGAAGCTGAAAGACTTGCAAATATTAAAAGTGCTTGGGAAGGATCAGCTCAAGCAAGCACAGTAGCAAAAAATCTTATTTTTCAAAATAGAGTAGCGGCAGTAGGTAATGCGTTAGTTGATGCATCTGCGATGGAATTAGCATTTGTAGCTACTATGAATGCTCATCCTTATATGGAAGATTATATTAAAAATCCTTGGAAAAGTGCTGGAAAAAGTTTAGCTTTAGGTACTGGTTTAATGGGAGTAGGTAATTTAATTAGTGCTGGAAGAAAAGTTAAAGATATTAAAATGGCAGTTGAGGGAGCTACTCAAGAAGAAGTTGTTAAAGGTTTTGCAGGTCCATTAGAAGAAACATTTAATTCTATTCAAAAATTAAAATGGGAAGCTGATACAATTACCAATTGGAAAAATGCATTAAATACAAAACCTGATTTAACTATTCATACTAAATCTGCTTTAGAATATTATATTAAACGTTTAGAAGCGGATCAATTTAATATTCTAGATAGTATGATGTCAGCTGGTATGAAAAAGGTAATTGGAGAAGATAAATTACCTGCTTATAAACAAAATCTTTTAGATCAAATTCTTAATAATGACTCTTTTACTGGTGGAGAAAAAATCTTTTTTCCAAAGATTGAAGAATATGTCCCAATTGTAAATGGCACTAAACCAGCTAATTATTTTGGATCAACTAGTTTTGCAATTCCTGAAATTCCCTTAGCAGATTATACAAAAAAAGGAGGAATGAAACCAATCTCCTTAATGTATGATCCTCAGACAGGGAATTTCATGACTATAAATGATCTTACTATGTATGGAAAAGCTGCTGATCTAGGAGTTTCTGCTAATGATTTATTAAAAGGAATTCCATCAAATTGGCATAAAATTCCAGATGAGGGTTATGCTTTTATGCATGATTCTTTATCAACTCCTCATCAGGAATTACGGTTTCTTCAAGCTTTAATGTATTATGATAAATTACCAACATCTGAGTTATATAATGTAGCAATTGGCAAAAATGATATTGCCCAAATGAATGGTCTTTTAAGAAGAATTGAGAGAGAACTAGCGGATCCTAAGAGTATTTTTGAATTAGATAAGTTCAAAGCAGTTGTTACAGCTTCTGTTCCTAAATGGGGAGATGTTAATGTTTTAATGGTTCAAGAGGCTCTTAAGAAAGAATTAGAAAAAGTTACAACTATTACTAATACTGTACAACGTACTGCTACAACTACAACCACAGTAGGTACAACAGTTCTCCCAAAAGTTAATCCTAATATTATTAACAATATTTTAGATGACTTACGCAGAAATACTCATTCTTATGATTTAATGCTTCCGCAGAATGGATTATCTAATGATGCTTTAACATTAGCTCATGCTTTTTCTGGAACTACTCATCTAAATGATACTTTACCATTTGGTGGAATGCATTTAGTAGATCGAGGTTTAGGTATTTGGAGACGTGGGGCTAAGTCTCCTCAAAGATTATTTACTGAGGAAGAAGCTTTAGTTTTTGGTAATAAAGAGTATAAAGCATTTAGAGCTCAAGGTTTATCTCATGAAGAAGCTTTACAACAATATATTACAGTTACGCGAAATGGCTGGCCAGTATCTACAACAGTTGGAGAAGATGTAGCAGTTTATTTAGGATCTTTAGTAGAAGAATTATATAATAGTAAAGCATCTCAACAACTTAGAGCTTATTTAAGAACACAAGCTGATAGTGAAGGTTATGTATATTTATGGAGAGGTTCTAAAAATCCATTAAAAGGTTCAAGAGGTGGTGAATCTTTTACTCCTTCTATTGATATTGCTCAAGTTTTTGGTACTCCTAATTTATATCGTATTAACGTAGATGATATCATTGGTCATGTAGGTTCATATGCAGGATCTACACGTGGTGGGGAATTGGAATTTATTGTAGATTCTGCTACCCATCCAGTAATTACAACTTTACCAACAGGTGAAATTTCTGCTTCTGTAACTACTACTAAAGTTCCTATTAAATTATCAACTGATAAATTAGTTGATATTATTAAAAATCACACTCAAGTAATTTCTTCTGAGGGTATTGACTATACGCAATTGAAAAATTTAACAACAGAAACTCAGAAAACACTTGCACTTAAATACTTATCCAAGGGTATTCAACCAGAAGTTGTTGCTTCTCATACAAATCTTAATCTTCAAGATGTCATCGCATTAAGAAGTGATCCTAATCATGTTATTTCACAAGGCATGAAGTTTGGGAATCCTGCTGAAGTTGATTCTATTTTAGATCCTGCAAATAGGGCATTTGGGATTGCTACTACTAAACCAATGATTAATGTAGCACAAATGAGAGCTGTGCAAAATGTGACTTCTCTTAATAATATTGATGATTTAACTAAATTAACTTTTTTCAAACAAAGTGCTTCTACTCTCTTAAAAGATCTTGTTTCTTACTTTGGAAGTGATGATTTCACGCTTTTGAAAGATATTCTTAGAAAAGGTTTAGATAAAATTACTAATGCTTCTTTAGGTACTAAGTTTTTTGGAAGCAGTGATTTTGCTCTTAGAGATTTAGGTGATATCAATCCAGCTGTTACACAATTAGGAAAAACTTTTACTCATTTACATACTGAAGCAGTTAAAAAAATGATGGGTGTTTTAGGAGATGATGTTTTTACTGTTGCGAGAAATCCTGTTTTAAGAACTGAGCATAATACTGCTCTTAGTGTTTATAATAGTATCAAAGGTGAAGTTGCTTACGACAATGGTATTTTTTATTATATTGATAAAGAAGCACCAACTAAACAAGTGATAGTAAATGGAAAAGAAGTAACAGTTAAAAATTGGATTCCTGCTGAATATAAAGGAAATGTTTTTGAAATTCAAAACGAAGAAGTTAAAAAATTATTTGATGCTTATCAAAAATTAGGTAGAGATTTTTATTCTCAGGAAAAAACTAGAAGATCTATTTTAGGATTACCTGCATTAAAAGATAGAGGATTTTGGATTCCCGCTTATAATCCTATGAATAAACATATTGCTTATAGTATTGATCCTGTTACGCAGGAAGTAAAAGTTATTCTCGGAAAAACTAGTGAGGATTTACAAAATCTTCTTACTGCTTATAAAAGAGTTAATCCTACTCATGAAGTTTTAACACATGGAGATGAGCAGAAATTTTATAATATTCTTCGTGGTAGAGATGATCCTTTAACAATTACTCCAGTTGATACTGCTCAATTACATGGTGGATCTAGTTCTAGTGCTATTATTTCTACATCGGCTGAACAAATTACAGATATTGTACAAGCTTATACAAGTCTTCTTAATAGAAATGTAAAATACGCTGGTGAGTTAATGCTCTCAGATATAATGAATACACTTCAAGGAATTAGTGATATCTCTACTCACACTGTTAGAAATCAACCTCTTACGCGCTTTAAGATGTTTGAGAAGAAGCCAAAAGATATTGGTTTAACTCTCAGAAATACTATTCTTGGAAATAATAATCTAAATGAGACTCCTCTATGGAAAGGTACTAATGATACTTTTGAATTCTTATCAGAAAAACTTTTAACAACTATTCAAGATATTGTTTCTCCTATTTTTGGAAAAGGACGATTTGCTAAAAGTGATGAAGAATATAAAGTTTTAGTTGATGCTATTCAGGCTGGTAAGATTCCTAATGTTTTTGAGGGTTTTACTGAAGCTGAAGCTAAAGGAATGGTGCATTCTAATAGAATTGTACGAACTGCAGCTCTTACTCCTCAAGTTACTGCATTAGCTAATACTCTTGCTGCTACTACACTTCTACGTTTTGGTGAATTTACTCAAGCATATGTTAATGCTATCTCATTACCGATTTTAATGACATCTAAACTTTCAGCAAAAATGCCTCAAGAATATGCAGGATTTGCTAGAGCTACTGATATCTTAGAACCTACTAGAAATATGTATAATGGTTTTAGATTTGCACACAGTCAAGAAGGTAAAAGACTTTTAGATTATGCTGTTAATAAAGGATATATTTCTCTAGATTTTAATGAAGCTGATGAACTTTTCAAAGCTTTAAGAGATGTTAGAGGTGGTAATATTTCTGCTATTAAGAAAGCGATTGAGAGTAAAATTGTAACAACACTTTCAAGTGCTACAGACTTTTCTGAAAAACAAGTTAGAAAATATGCATTTTCAACAGGTTTATATGTAGCTAAGAAATATTATCCAGGAATTACAGATTCTGGAGCAATGATGTATGCTCGTCAATTTACAGATCAAGTAATTGGTAATTATACAGCAGCTCAAAGACCTACTATGTTCCAAGGTACTCTTGGGATGGCGATGGGATTATTTCAAACATATATGGTAACTCTTGCTCAAGCAATGTATGGTCATATTGAGAAAGGAGAATTCAAAGCATTAGCTAAGATGATGTTAGCACAGAGTACTATTTTCGGTGCTAAGAGTCTTCCAGGTTTTAATATAGTTTCTAATATGATTGGAGAACATTTCTCAGATCAAAATTACGATTTAGTAACAGGAACTTATCGAGCGTTTCCAGATAAATTAGCTGACTTTATTATTTATGGTCTTCCATCTTCTTTTGGACCTGCTATTACAAGTCGTGGTGATATTCAACCGCGCATTCCAACGTTAAATAGTGGTATTGATGCTATCCCTGCTATTGGTTTAACTATAAATGCTATTGATACTTTGAAAAAAGTAGCTTTATCAATTCCAAACGGTGGTGGTCAAGGACTTTTAGAAGCTCTTGCTTTACAAAATTTATCTCGTCCTATTGCTAGAATGTCTGAAGTTTTAAGTGGTTATAGTATCACACAATCAGGTCAAGTACTTCAAACACCTAATGAAATCTGGACATTCAATGGTGTAGCTACTAGAATTTTAGGCGCAAGACCATTAGAAGATGCCAAAGTTCGAGATATGTGGCATCTTAATTCTATGTATGGAGCTGTTGATAGAGATAAAAGACAAGAATATACTAAGAGATTAAGAACGTATCTTCGATCTGGAACATTAGATGCTGAAACTGTATCTGATCTTGGTGCCGAGTATATGAGAACTGGATCACAAGCTGGTTGGAATAGTATTGTAAATACTGCAATTGCACAAACATCTGTACCTATTGGTATGACTCTTAGGAATCATTTGAAACCAGATAGTCCATTTATGGCTGCATTGAATGATACTTGGTAAGTAGAAAAACAAAAAGGGGCTACTTCCTGCGAAGTAGCCCCTTTTTTTATGTTTATTTTTTATTGTATAAATCTGCACGTTTCTTAAAATATTCTTCAGTCCATATTTTTAATTCCTTTTCTACATAATTTAATTGATCTTCAAGAAATTTCTTTTCTTTTTTTAGAATATCTACTCGATTTTTATAATAAATAATGATAGTAAAAGCTCTAGATAATTGTTCTCTTAAATTTTTTACTGTATCGATATAATAATAAAAATTTTTTTCTTCAGACATTATTATCCTTTCTTAAATATACGAATATTTTCAAGAAGATCAATTAAATGATAAGTTTGATTGATAGCGTCATCTAATGCAGAATGTGTATTTTTCTTAAGAGATAATATATCAGGACGTAACCAGGCAACTGTTCTATAATCATAACATTTCCAATATTTCCATGGAATCTTGAATCCATAGTAAGAAAGAATATGTTCAATAATTGGATAATCAAATGAACCTTTTGACCAAAAAATTTTATAAGGATCTTGTGCTATAAAATCTAGGTATTGTCCGATAGCTTCAATGATAGGAACTGTTCCTGAAAATTCATTATCTCTCCGTTCTTTTCCTTGAGAATTCCACCATTCCATTGTACTAGTCTCATTCTCAAAAGGCTGAGTTGCTAGTAAGCATTTCACATAAAATGTTTTGTCAATTGTTTTATAAAAAGATGTTGCTCCAATTGATACAATTTTGCATCCAGGTTTTATGCCAGTCGTTTCAATATCAGTCATAATCATGCTACTAAATTCCTTCCTCGTTCAGTTATTATATAGAAAATTACATGATTACTTTTATGAGAAATACTAATATATCTAAGATCTTTTAATTCTCTTGTCCATTGTGCAGCACTATCTCTCCCCATATTAAGTAATATACCGAGATCAGCGTTTGAAAGAAATTTATTCTCAATAAAAAGCATTAGAATTTCACGACGTCTCCTCTCGTGTGGAGATAATGGTTTAAGAGTTGCAGAAATTGCAAGTAACTGATCGTATAAACTAAGACTTTGCACCTGAGACTGATTTATCTCCATTATATCTTCCTCTTATAGAATAAGATTTATCTTGGGGAACAGGTGTATGTTTGAAGAAAACAATTTGTCCAATTTTTACATCTTTTTCTAAACAGATATTATGAAATTGAGTCATATTTTTTAATTCTAATGTAAGCACACTACCATTCCATCCTGCATCACACCATCCTGCATTTAGATGCTCAAGGCCAATTCTTGCCATACTACTTTTAAGTTTATATTCAGCACTAATATTATTAGGAAGATGAAAAATTTCTCTAGAATGTGCAAGAATGAATTGTCCTGGAGTAAGTCTAAAATAACGTCCAATATCAACTGAAACAGTAGTTAAAGATTCCCTGTGTGCTAAAGAAAGATCCGCTACAAATGGCATAACTTCAACTAAAATTTCAGCGCCAAGATGAATATCTAAAGAAGATGAATTAACGCAGTCTTCTTCCGCATTTTCAATGACTCCATTTCTAATAAGTTCAATAATCTCATCATGTGATAATAGCATCATTCGTCCTTTTAATTTTAACGTTTTCAAGTAAGAATACTTCGGCAATCATTTTTTCAACTTCTTCAATAGAAGCAGTCTGTTTTACATATCCTTTAGGTTCTCCTGTTACCCAAATTTCAAGATAACCTGATAAGTCATTTTTCCTAATTCCTGAGAATTTAATTTTTTTAAGTTCATGAAAATCCATGAAATCAGGATGATCAGGTCTTTTATATTCTGTTTTAGATGGAATCATCTTTTGATTTCCTTATAGTAAAAAAAATAATTATATTGGCTAATATCAAACCGATAGTAATTCCTGTTAAGAAATCATAAATAGGCATTATTGTTCCTCCAAAGTAAGATATTCAAGATTAACTAATTCTGGATCCCACTCTCTTGTTTCTACATGCAATGGTACATATCCAGACTTTTTTCCTATTCTAAGAATTTGCACTTTTTCTGCTCTGATAAGTCCTGACATGATGTCAGTTAAATCTGAGTACTTTGTTAAATCTCTAGCAACAACTTTCCAAATTTCCTTCATATCTTTAGGTCCTGGATTAGAGATGAGGTAAGATAAAATTGTTGCAACTACTCCACTATTTTTAGCCTTTCCAAATTCTCCTAATGCTTTTGGCATATTTTTTTCTGCTTGATGTAAAATTGTATTAGCTCTAATAGCAATTTCTTTTGTTACTGTCATAGAAAGAGAAGCAGCTGATAAGATTGTGCAGATTTTAAGAAAATGTGTAAATCTTCGTGTGCTATAATGATGAAATCTGTTATCATCTATTGGAATAAAGGATTTATAGATTTTATCAATGACAATTTTTCCATCATCTGAAAAGTTAAGTGCTCCTTTCATGTTATTTTTTATATTTTTGAAGCGTTCTATCATAAAATCAACTGCTTCTTGTGGGGGTCCTTTAGGAAAGGTTATAAGTCGTCCAGAAGGCTCGCTATGAATAAAGAGAATCCTACTACAAAAACCATTTCCGATAGCTTCAGAGGGAATTGCAAGGGATAAATTTTGCTGTGTATTCCCGCCCAAAATACTAACAGTTGGTTTATAAACATATACACTTTTTCCATGAAGTTTAGGATGTATATAATCTTCTTTATTATCCCATAATTTTGTTAATTTTGTACAAAAAGCTAAATCATTTTGTCCTAAAAAATCATTCATCTCATCTGCAATAACAAAAGTTTCTGTTGGATCATCGATACATAATTCTTCAATATCAAGATTTTCTTCATCCTGTGGAGTTCTACCCATTCCAGCAATAAACATTTCCTTAGAGGCTGTATCAGGAGCAAATTTATTATAACCAGTTTCCTTCAGTAATTTTTGTCCTACTGAAATAGCTGATCCTTTTCTTGCCCCTGGTGAGCCCATTAGAATAATATATTGATTAGGATATATTACGGAATGTCCGAAAGGGATATATAGCTGTCTTCCAAGTAATGCTCCAATAATAGATAGAAATGTCCATCTGTGATAAACTACAGGTGACTCAGAGTCTGCTACATAATCAAGATACCTTAGGAAAAGATCTTTTTCCTCCATAATATTTCTCCATTATGTAGGAAAGTTTTTGTGCCACTGTATAATGATCTGGGAATTTATTATTTTTATAAACGGGAACATACTCTCCTCCATACCATACTTGTATTACCTGAGTATCACCTTTTCCGGCTCTATAAGGATAACCATGTTGTTTAAGAAAGGTTTTGAACTCGTCCAAATCTTCTTTAAGCAAAAACATCATTGGCATGACTTATCCATTCAAAGAAAAGAATTCAAAAATAACTGGCCTACAACCTTCATCAGCTAGATATCCACTATTACGGATACAAATATTTCCATATCCTACAATATGTATTTCATGCTTTTCAGCATCATAATCAACTTCTATATTTCTGCTATGCAGAAATGACATGAACTCTGGATACCTGTTTTTAGGAATAAGAATCATATTATCTATCCACCTTTTTTCATTGTACCCCATGTTAATCCTTCCTTAAAATCCACCGGAATTTTCAAAACTCTACCATTTACAATAATGGGATTTTCAAAATTTGCAATTGCGGTATTTCTTAAATCCTCTCTACCTTTTCGGTACTGAAATGGCATACTATCATGAATTTGTGCTTTTATTCTAAAATCTTTTGGATTCTCCTTCATTAAAAGGTAATTTTTCCACAATCCGATATTAAGAATATTTACAGAAAGATTCTGTGGTCCATGAGCTACAGCACTTGAGAAGATTTGATAATTTTTGTTAATATCTCCAAAGAAATATCTAGTCCAACCAAGCGGACTTTTTAGTTGATGTGTTGAAGCAATCTCATCTTTTACTGCTTGATACCATCTTCTTAATTTAGGAAATGGCTGGTGATATTTTTCCAAGAGCATTCCTGCAAACTGTTTTAGCGTTGCTTCATTTTTATTCTTAGGAGTTTCTACTATAGTGACACCAAGAACTGATGCTGCAAATTTGAGTCGTTCAATTCCTGCATTCTCTATAAAAGTCTGTTCTTTCATCATGTAGGATACACCATGATTGATTCTTTTTAAGACATCATTTCTGAATTCCGTGGTCACATCTTCATAAGGAATTTCAAAAAGAAGTGTTCCAAGAGTACGATAGAAATCTTTTCCAGGTGTTTCCAGTGCTTCAATAAAATTAGGTTCTTCTGCAAGATATGCAGTACATCTAGCTTCACTCTGAGAATTATCTGGCTCACATAGAATAAAGCCAGGATCAGGTACAAGCATTGTTTTTGCATACATAGGAATATTCTGAATCTGTGTCCCACACCATAAGGCTGAAGCGGATGAAGAAGCTCTACCGGAATCTGTCCCGAAAGGATTGATACTATAAAGTAATCTCCCATTTTTCTGTAGGAAATCAAAATATGTAGATACAGCTTTTACATTCTCTCTATAAGAAAGAATTTCTTTGATGAGAAGATTGGCTAAAGGATTTTCTCTAGAAACTGCTAAGAGATTTTTTTCATCTGTCCCCATTGTAATTCTTTCTTTTCTACCATTAGCTAATTTCCTATATCCTACATGGGGATCTTTTGCTTTTAAGACTTTGTAAATATAATACTGAACTTGTTGCCAACTTCCAGGATTAAAATCGGTATTTTTTACCATCTTTTGCAAAGTTGTTTTTGCATGTTCTATTTTCTCAATTCTGTCTGAACGCAACCTTTCTCTCTCATTATTATCGACACGGAACCCTTCGAGTCCGCAATATAAGAAAGGATATACCAATTTGAATTGGGTCGCATAAGTTCGTCTAGCATACGCGGGCAGATATTGCAGATAATGGAGTGCGATTCGTAATGTTGTATAAGCATCTTTGGCATTATATCTCCAGTATGCAGAAATATTACGCTCTTTTTTAGATGTTTCCGCTTCATGTTTCCATTGTTTGTAATCTGGCAATGTAATGGAAGCTACAAAATCTAATGACTTTGGTAAAGAGGAATATTGTGACCAAGCCATTGCCATTGTATCTAAAGTCCAATTTTTAGGAAAGGCTCGATATATAATAGAATGTGTAACATCGTACATTCCATTATGCATTACCTTTGGTACGTCAAGGTCATTTACTGCTCTAAAGAAAGAGATAACTTTTTGATAAGCTACAGATGTCCAATGAGGAGTTTGAAAATCAATGATGGGAAGAACAAAAGTTTTAATTTCAGAAGAAGGAAGAAGACATGACCAAGAGCAACATGTGATAAGAGTATCTCCTACTTCCTCTGTATCAGTTTCTTTTTCAAAAATTATTTTACCTTCTTTTGTTAATGTTACTGTTTCAATATCATAAGAGATAAGAATAGCTGAGGAAAGTTCTTGAAATGCTGAAGAAAAAAGATGTGTCTCATCAAGTAAAGTATAAGAGAATCTTTCTGGAGGATGTTTTTTTAATTCATAAAATTTATTGAGATCAGTTTCTAGAAGGAATGGTCCATGATTTACTGTTACAAGATGTTGTAATGGGCCTCCTACAATTGTGGGAATACTGTAAGCAAGATATGATCCTCTGAAAGAAGAAAAAGATCCTTCTATGCATTTTTTGAAAGATGCTTCATTGATAAGTAGGATACCATCAGCTTTTGCAACTGTTGCTTTAGCAACTAATTCGCCAGCTGATAAAGTCATAGCAGATGCTGATGCAGTAAATCCATTTTTTCTTAGATAATACTGCAAAATAGATAAGTAGTTCTTTTCTTTTATGTCATAGTTGATAAATAATTTCATGTTATTATCCTGTTAAAAGAAAAGGGGCTTCGGCCCCTTCTTTATTGCTTAGCAAGGACGCTTTTTAGGCGGCATCACTGGCTTAGTAGGAGCTTTTTTCATTGCGGTTTCCTTAAAAATTGAAGTTTAAGAAATGTACGCTCTTTGAACGTACCATGAGATACAATACCTTCCCATTCTTCACCTTCCAAAGCTTCAAAAATATCTTTGAAAGATCCGGTAATAGGAGTGGTACTGTTAAATACCTTCCTAAGAAAAGTTCGGAATTTTCCGATACCTTCTTTGGAAGCTTTGAATTTATGAACAACCAATGAACCATCTGCAACAGGTGGTTCAGTTTGATCAGACAGTTCGATTGTTTTAAGAATCTTATTCGTGATGGAGATGTTTTGAAATTCCTGACCATCATCGTTTTCAAATTTACGAACTTCCCCTTTTACGATCTGAAAATGATATCTTCCATTTGGTGGATCAACGAAATCACCAACTTCTTCAAATTCATTAAGATCAACATCACCTTCAACCATACTTTCCAGATCAAAATCTTCAGCCATTGTAGTTCCTTAAAAAAGAAAAAAGAAAAAANNTGTTCAAAGAAAAGATCTTCTTGAGTCACTTCCCATACTCTGCAATGTTTATTTCTAGGATTAAATTCAAAGATGATTTTATTCCATGTAATCGGAAATACACCTCGTGGTTTATGCATGGCTTTAGATAGAAGGATGATATTTTCATCTTTGTTGATAACATGATGACCAAGTTCTAGAGCAACTAAAGCTTCAGAGATATTCATTTGTTTTTGTCCTCATTTTGTGCTCTTTTAACTTGCGCTAGTAATGAATCTAAACTATTACTTACTTTATACATACCATAGTTACCAAAAATTTTAAGATGTACGCATATATCTTTATCAGAGGTAATTTCGATTGCCTTAAAATCTTTAGGTTTAACAAAAATAATATAACCCGGTTTATCAATTAAATGAAGTTTAATCATTTGCTCTTATCCTCATTGATAATGATTCCAAACTTGTGATTAACTTGTTTTTGCAGTTTTTTAAGAAATTCAAATTCCTCTTTTGAAACTTTTACAGGAAATGGGTCTTTTACATAAGGAAAAGCTAGAAGGATTTTAATATTCATGATCTTATCTAATAATCCTTTTAATAAGAGCAGGTAATCCTTCTTTTTCTTTTTCAATCTCAATAGCTAATCGTGATCCTGTCATAACATGCTTCTTATATTTACTGCCACATCCCATTTTGAAATTTCCTCCTTCATTTGTCATATAAATTACAGTGCCAAAGAATGTACCAACTTTTCGTGAAAAAGGTTCAGTTCCACACTGTGGGATGATTTCTGTATAAGTTTTATCTTTAATGAAAGGATCCTCTCTTTCTTTTTCAAGTGTGTGTGCTAGACATAGGATGAATGTGTTTTTTGTATGCTGGATAATTTGAAAGAGTGGAAGGAGAAAACCATTTACTTCTCCCCATTTTGGAGATGATAACTTTGAAACTTCAAGTGGAGTATCTTTCATCACTTGATTTATTGCAGCACTTGCAATATCACTAAGTGAGTCAATTATAAGAAGTTCTGAAAAAGTCATCTTAGGAATACAGAATTTCACTCCATTTACAACAAATCCATCTCGTGATGAAAACATCTGCATTAGTTGTTTCATCATGGTAGGAGTCAGTTTTGAATCAGATAATTGGATTACTTCAATCTTTTTAAGAGCTTCATCTGGTAGTCCCATGTTTAGAATTGTATCTAATCCATTATTTAGATCTAACCAAGTGATTTTTGTTATTTCTGACAGCAATGCTAGTTGCGCTGCTGCATATGTTTTACCTGAGAAAGCTCTACCGTAGAGCAAGATAGAATGAGCATGTGGAAGTTTCTCATATTTTTGTTTAATCTCCAGTAAGTCCATCGTTTTCCTTTTCTTTCAACATGTTTTGAACAAGAGTAGCATATCCCGCAATATCGCGCCAGTGATCAACATGAAATGGATCACCTGCAATAATTCTTGCTATTTTTCCACAAATTACATCAAGCGCTTCTTGCATCTGTGGCGTAAGATGTGAATTATAAACGATATATACTTTTATAACTCTTTTTAACTCTTGAGAAATTATTGCATTTACAGTAAAAGATCCATGAGTGTTATTTCTTTCTTCTAAGATATCTTTAATATTATTCATTGATTTCTTTCTTTTCGTCAAAAATTACTGTATTCGGTACATACTGTTCGCAACAGTGTATCGTATTGTCGCGATCAGCCAATCTCCAACCCAATTCAGTGTTTTTCCAGTGTAAGCCTGTCTTCCCGCAGTATCTGCACGTTTTATTGTGTACAGGCGCTCTTAGTGTTGAAAACATTGGCGGATGATTATATCCGCCATGCTCGTCGATGATACCAAGATCATATGCAAGTGCGTCAGACATACGACCCATGCGGTATTCAAAACGGTCGTATTCTGCATCCATTACTTGCTCT